CAGACGCTCAAACCTATTTAAACAGCGCCACGACTCCTCTGAAGGATCTTAGAGCGTTGACGGTAGCGGACTACACTTTCGTAGCGAACAAGCAGACAACGGTATCGCTTGGGGCTTCTGTCTCAACGGCGTTAGCGAACGAGGCTATAGTGTTCGTTAAGCAAGGGGATTCTGCTGCTGTTTATAACGTAACGATCAGCGGTACTAAGGTTCCGGATACGTACACGACCAACCACAACTCAGAAAGCATCGCTTCTAATCTAGCTGCACAAATAACAGCAGCCGGTATTTTGGGTGTTTCTTCAGCTACTGCAAACGGGTCGGTAATAAAGATCGTAATGTCCAGCGATTTACCGATTACCGTTTCCGACTCGTTATCCAACACAGGTTTAGGACTCGTCTACAAGGAAGTATCGGCCATCACCGACTTGCCTATCAAGTGTTACAACGGCTTTCGGGTAAAGGTCAAAGGAGACGTTGAGTTAGTTCAAGACGATTACTACGTCAAGTTCGCTACCAAAGACAGCGCCGCCTTCGGAGAGGGGACGTGGGTGGAAGACATCGGGTACGGAGTAAAGACGACTTTGAACGACGCTACGATGCCTATTCAGATCGTTCCCACTTTCAACGCTTCAGGAGAGACTACGCTTTATACAATCGACGTAGCCACGTGGACAGACCGCTTGGTAGGAGACGACGATACGAACGCCGCGCCTTCCCTCGTAGACAAAAAGATCAACGACGTATTCTTCTTCAAGAATCGCTTGGGCTTTCTAACGGACTCTTCAGTCGTGTTCAGCGAAGCCGACAACTACTTTAACTTTTTCAGAACTACCGTGTTAACGCTGTTGGATAGCGCTCCGATAGACGTGGGCGTTGCTCACACCAAGGTATCGACCCTTAAACACGCAGTACCGTTTCAAGAGAAGCTTGTGCTGTTCAGTCCTCAGTCTCAGTTTGTGCTTAGGGGTACGGATCTGTTGACTCCGAGTACGGTTAACATATCGCCCATCACCGAGTACGACGTATCAAGCGACGTCAAGCCGTTGGCTCTTACGAACTACGTTTACTTCCCGTTTAGTCGGGCTAACTTCGAAGGCGTGTACGAGTTCTACGTCGACGCCACCACGGACGTCTTTGACGCCGCTGAGATAACCGCTCAAACGCCCAAGTACGTACCGACTTCGTTAAGACAGCTAGTAGGAACACCGGCTGAAGACGTTATCGTGGCCACCAGTAGTTCAAACCTAAAGCATTTATTCATCTACAAGTACTTCTGGCAGAACAAAGAGAAGATCCAAAGCAGTTGGAGTCGTTTCGAGTTTGCAGACGACGTCGTTGGAGTTGGGTTCATAGACTCCGACCTTTACTTAGTGACAAGCGATGGAACCAAGACGAACTTGGAACGCATGTCGATGGAGTCGGGAGCGGTGGACAGCGGTAAAGACTACGCCATACTGTTGGACAGACGGGTAGCAAGCACCGCTCTGGGGAAGTCGTATAGCGTTTCTACAAAGAAGACTACCGTTACCACGATGCCTTATGATCCCGTTAACTCCGTGGTTTATACGGCTACAGGTGAACGACACGCTCTTACGAGGACGTCAGCTTCGCAGTTTACGGTAGTCGGTGACCTCACTCCATACGTTTCACACGGCGGTAGCTTTTACAGATGCTTAAAAGACCATGTGTCAGCTTCTTCCAACGAACCAGGAACCGGAGGTGGAAGTACGTATTGGGCAGTTGATGGTACTGTTTCGTCCGCTCAACTTTGGAGTTCTGCAAGCGTAAGTTACACGTTAAACGACTTCTACGTCGGGCTTGAATACGACATGGAGTACACGTTCTCCACACAAACGTTGAAGCAACCCACCGAACGCGGGGGCAAGGCTACCAGTAACTTTACTTATCAGACGCTTCGCAACGGAGCTATCGACTACTCCGACACCGGACACTTTACGGTCGAGGTAACGCCTCTTTACAGGGACACCTACAACTACGCATTCAATCCGTCTACCTTGGGAGCTTCCTCGTTGTTGGGGTCGTTGGTCGTAGACAGCGGTTCGTTCCGCTTTCCGATTCACGCCAAGCACGACGAAGCGACCATCAAGGTCAAGTCTTCATCGGCGTTACCTGCCAAGCTATTGGCGGCGGAGTTCGAAAGCTTTGTAACGCCTCGCTCGCGTCGGTATGGATCGTAAGTTCAACGACTGTCACGTATCCAAAGCGATCATTGGTTTCGATGGTCCGGCTCTTTACGAGAACATGCGGGTCGAGGACATGCTTGAATGCATCGGTCTGGGCGTACATCCACGAATAGCGTGTGAACAATCGTATCACCTGTCGGACAAGTGCTATTCAATCAAGACGTACGATTACAGGCTCATAGCGAGCTTTGGCGTGTGTCCGACGGAAGATCCGAAGGTAGGGTGCGCTTGGTTGCTTGGAACGGATCTTATGCCGACCATTAAGAAAACCTTTGTAAAACATTCTAAAGAATACTTGGACGAGTTAATGGACGGTTACGAACGTCTAACTAACATCGTCAGTATGAACAACAAATTATCAGTCAGATGGTTAACCTGGTTGGGAGCCGAGTTCGGTGAACCCCACGGGGGCGACTATCGACGCTTCACCATTAATCGAAAGAATAAATAACTATGTGTCATCCAGCAGTTCTGGGCGCGATAGGCGTCGCTCAGTCAATGGCTCAATACGCGGGACAACGCCAGCAAGCTAGGCAACAACAGCGTTATCAAGCTCAAGCGTCGGCAGCGGAGCGTCAACGGTTCATTCAAGAGCAGTCGGCCATGCGTATGAGACAAGCCCAAGAGCAAGAGGCGATGAATACGGAATTGGGTGACATAGCTTTAAAGAGTCGAGAAGCGTTGTCTCGCGCCGGAGTGTCGGCAGGTGAGGCAGGAGTAAGCGGAGCATCCGTAGACGCCCTTCTAGACGACTATACGAGACAGGAAGCGGACCATCGCGTCGCTCTTACCCGACAACAGGAACTTCAAAACATTAATACCGGTCTCGCTTTGACGGACGCCGGATACCGTACCATGAACAACCAGATAGGCATCAACAGGCCAATCAACCGACCAAGCTTCCTGACGGCGGGATTAGGTGCGGTTCAAGGCGGTATGAGCGGTTATCGAACGGGCATGGAAATTAAACAAATGCGTAAAGGACCATAATGGCTAACGGAAGAGTACAAACACAAGGCGTAGGATCTGCACCGAAGTTGCAAGCGGTCGTTAACGCCGGAGGTCAGTACCGCGTTCAAACGCAACAGGCGGGACGCAACAAGCTGATGGATTTGGCGGAGTCGTTGTCGCAGGTTGGTTTGATTGCGAAGGAGTACGGAGCTTTAGGAGAGGTTCAAGCGGATATAGGCAGACAGAACGCGGCTTCCGTAAGCGATGCCGACGTCATGGAGGAACTAAAGAAAAACGATCCCGACACTTTCTTCACTATTAAGAGACAACGGGCGTTTCGTAACACACTTTTAAAACGAGCCATCAGCAACGACCTGTTACCTTCCATGCAAGCGGAAGCGGATACGCTGTTGGATCTCGATAAGTACAAGAACCAAAATGAGTTCATGGGAGCCGTTAACGGGTTTCTCGATAAGAACTGGGAAAGCTTTTCCGAAGAAGTAGGTGGTGAAGTCGCTGGTTCAGACGCCGCTAAAGTGTTGTGGAACTCCGTTACGGGACCGTTCAGGAACAACATGCTCAAAGAGTACGACAAGAAGATGGACGCTTTCAACCTAGCGGGTCAACAGGAACAACTAAGCTTTCAATTGGACGCACACGGCAGACGAAAAATAGACGCCGTTACCCAACGACCAATAAAATTCGATCCTTCGGGCTTGCAAGAGATAGCCCAACAACGTGAGAAGCTTCTCATAGAGGACGGCGTGTTGGATAAAGACACCCGTAATAAAGTCATTGTTCAAGGCTTTGCCACTCAACTCGACTCGTTAATCGCCGCCGGAAGATACGAAGATGCGGATCGGATGTTGTCGGCAATGAAGGTCATCCAAGTTAAAGGTAAGCCTATCTTTCGCGGGAAAGTAGGTAAAAGCATCATCAATCCTCTGGAGAAAGCACTCAACACGAAGCTCAATCAAGCGGACGTCGAGACGGACACGAAGAAAGGGAAGCGTTTCGGTAATAAAGTCGTAAGCGCTATGGCCGGTCTTAGACGTATTTCTGAAAGAGACGACGCAAGTCAAGCAACTATACATGAGATAAGAGACACGTTCATACAGTTGAATCCGTCTTTAACCGAGGAACAAGTCGAGGAGATGGTGGACGGTGTGTTTACCGGTTCAGGTAATCCTTTAACCGTGTATCGCGAGGCTCTCAGAAGTTTAGCCAATAACGGTGGAGACGCCGCCGACAAGTTGTACTTCGATAATTCCGACGACATCGACAGGGGTTACCAGATAGCAGAGACACGACCCATTACGGCAAGTGCAATCCCTGAAGACGTTAAAGAGGATATACTTAACGACTTTAGAAAATGGCACAGCTATAACGAAAAAAAAGGGTGGCAGGACTACTTGAGGGAGACCGACCAAAACGTCGCTCCTTTTCAGGCGTTGAAAGACGAATCGGATAAATTAACGGCAGGTAACTACGTTCTCGACACGACTTACTACAAAAATCTGGAGACACGGCTAGAAGATCAAATAAAGGAAGTTGAGGAAGCGTTCAAGTTAGATGGAACTCCGCTTGCTGGTATAGGCTTAGGCAATAGTTTTAGAGAGGCTGTACTACCGCGCGTTCAAAACCGATTAGTAGAGAAAGCTAAAGAGTTAGCGAGCGAACCAGACGCCGATAAAAGGAGCGAAGCGTTACAAACGTACGCTAATGGGCTGTTACAAGAAGAGAGGGAGCGTTTTCAAGGCAGAGCAGAAGCTTCTTTGAACATAATGAACGCCTTAGATGAAACGGAGATTGAAGGTCTGGAAAGCGTTAAACCCGAATCCAGAAAGCTTAAAAAGAAAGATAGTCCTTTTAACCCGTTTGATGGCGGTCCTTTTATTTACCAATCGATAAAACCTAATGCCAACCCATCGCGTAGTTTAATCGAAGGAGATAGGCTGGAGATGGTCAAAGCAAAAGAGCGCGGACATCTAGGTGTATCTTTATACCGATACGGTTTCGACAAGTACTCCAAGGACTCCCCTGCTTTGTTGGAACTGGCTGGAATGGACGCTGGAGACGTTAGCTTGTTTAAAGATCAAAGCGAGCTAAACACGATAATGAGAACGTGGGGCAACGTATTGCGTAAGGATGAATTAGGCGAAAAACTCACCGACACCGAAAAAGCCACCTTGGACGAGTTCCAGAAGTTTGGTGTGTACGACGGCGCTACGTTTGACTTGTTTTATGCGTTGCAAAACAACCTCTTTAATTAAATTTAATGTCATCATTGATTGACCAATTAAACGCCGCACATGACGCTGGTACTCTCGACACGTTCGATGGAAACGTAGATACGAAGCAACCACCACCTGTTAGATACAGTAGTCGTGGACGCACTAGCAACCCGATAGGTTCGGGACAGATGGTTAGCACCAAGCAAAGCGGTTTTATACCGCCTGAAGTTGCTGAAGCGGTCATGCAAGCCAACGAAGAAGTAAGCAGTGGGGACTCCATAGGGGGTACGCTTGCAAGTGTAGGCGTCGAGATGGCTACAGGCATTGGTCTAACTTACAGTTTCCATCGTTCCGCAAGGTATTTGAATTGGCTGAACAACGCCAAGAGAGTAGCTACACTCGGTGTAGTCGCTCCTGAACCATCGACGACCGTAGCCGGTATGGTGGGTATAGCGGCGACTGAGGCGGCTATATGGGGTTTCTCCAACTTTCTAGGTCAAAGCACTCGCAAGGCGTTCGGCGTTCAAGACGCTTATTCCGCCGGTGAGATGATTGCTTCTTCCGTGTTTGGTGTTGGTCTTGTCGCTTCAGGCGTTGACAAGCTCGTATTTAAGTTAGCTCCGGGCGTTGGTGCGATGAACGCTTGGAAAGGTAAGGAACTACTCGTTCATGGCACTAAGACTTTCGTTAGCGGTGCTGCTCTAGGTTTAGCTGAGTCAACGATGCGTCAAGAACTTGAACACGCGATGAACGGCAAAGACCGCAACGTGTACGACTATCTGTTCTCAGCGGGAGCGGGTGGCACGTTCAACTCTTTGTTCTCCATGTACGCCAGAACCGGTAAGTGGGGACGACAACAAGCTGCGAAGGCGGCGGAAGCGGGACGTCTTAAATTAGAAGCAGATAAAGCCGCTCTTAACAAAGAACTAAAAGAAACGTACGGTGGTGGGCGAAATCCTCAAGCAAATTTCAAACGCATACAAAAGAAAATAAACGAGATCGAGCAAGCCCAAGATGTCATAGACGACACTTTAAACGGTATTAACAAGGCCGACGAAGGTCTAAGCAAAACGGAAGCGTTAACCGATCCGGTCGCCAAGATAGAAGAACCAACGGAGGAAATACCACTAGGTCTCCAAAGGTCGCCTGTTGTTGACCAAAAGCTTACAGCGTTAGATGACGACGCCTTCGATGCTCTTGATGTAAAAACCACAAAAGAATTAGAAGAACTTGAAGAACAATTCGACGCTTTTGAGATGAAGAGCACCGATGACGGTTGGGTAGTGGATGCTCCTTTGGAATTTAAAAAACAGATGGCAGCGGCTCAAGACGCTTTCTCTGCCGTAGAGCTTGAAAAGTTCAGAAGACAAATAGAGTTTGAAGAACCGTGGTTTTTAGCATCTGAGTTTAGAACGTTAACAGGCGGTGTCCAGAACGCAGAAACTACGTTTAAACTAGCGATGCTAGGTGAGGCCGTCCAGAAAAGAGGAATACAAAAGGAGTTATACGAAGAACTACAAAAGAAGATAGGCAAGGACGAAAACGCACAAGAAATTTTCGAAGATCAATTACGTAAAGCTCAAGCAGCTAAAGACGCTTTTAACAAACCTAAAGCGGAATCGCCAGCACTTGAAGCGACCAAAGAGTTGGAAGTCACGACGCCTAAAGCGGAAGACGAAGCGCCGGTTAGCGACGTGGAAGAAGCTCCTAAAGTCGAGACGGATCGCGACAAAGCTCTCAACGCCTTGACCGAACGTGTGGAAAACATCAACAGCGAGAACTTCACGCAAGAGCAACCGTTGCTAGAACTCGACGTTAAGAAACTTTACAACGAACAGGAAACGAAACGCATCGACGCCATACGTCGCATCGCGGATGATGGTAACGACAGGGAAGCTTTGCAGTCCCTACTCGATGAAGTCATCTTTACACGCAAGCTCAACACGCAGGTCAAAGATAGGATAGAGACCGCTGGTGGTCGATCCGTCCAAGCGGCGAGGAGAGACGCGGAGAAGTACAGGAAGACGTACGAGACGAACCCCTACAGTTTCCGTTCCATGAAGGAAGACGCCGCCCTGGCGAAGCTGGAGCGGACGCTACGTGAACGTTTGGACGGTGCAGACACCGAAGACATTCTTAATCTTTACGACGACTACCTAGCCATCAAGCCTCGCTTGAAAAAGGAAGGTAAGGCTCAAGACGCTAAAGAACGAAAAGCAGCGAAGCGTAAGAAGAAGATTGAAGAAGACACCGCCGGTGACCTCGATAAGACGGATGAGGAAATAGAGGCGGAGTTAAAAGAAAAAGCAGAAAAGGAAGGCGAAAAGCGTTTAGCTCAACTACGTGAGGAGTTAGAAAAACAACAAGAGATTTTTACACGACAACGGGACGAGCCTGAAGGTAAGCAACCAAGAGAGAAAACCGACGAAGAGTTGGACTTGGAACGTCGTATTAAGTTCTACAAGACTGCATCGAGAGAAGCGAAAGAAACAGTCGTCCTTGAAGAAAAGCTAAACAAGTATTTACAGTTGTTCAGAGAAGGCGATAAGGACGCTATACGACAAGAAGTCGGTCCTGCTCCCGATTGGGCGAAACCTGCCGAAGTAGATAGCTATCTTAAACGTTTACGCTCACTCACAAACAAAGTACGTAAAGCACTTAAAGCGGAAGTAACGCCGAAGAAAGTACCGACCGAAGCGGAGAAGGCGGCAAAGTTAAAGGAAGCTTTAAAGAAGAAAAAGGCCACCCTACAAAAGCAACTGGACGAACGTCGTAAACGCTTTGGCGACGACATCGAATTAGAACAAGCTCAAGACGCAGCTAAGAAACCGGTTAAGGAAGAAGATCCGGAAGTCAAAGACCTACAGGATCGCATTAAGTTTTACAATCAAGCGGAAGCTGAAGTAGCTACAGTCGAACAGTTGGAAGCTCAGTTAGCGCGCCTAGCCGACGTTGAAGGACGTGGGGTCATCTCTGAGCTAAAGGACGTTACTGCGCCTAAACCTACAGGACCGACTAAACCTTCCCAAGCAAGTATTATTCGAAAGAAGATAACCGCGTCCAAGAAACGGATGAGGGACAAGTTAAAGGATATAGACCGCGTTAACGAAAAGGAAGCTCAAGCGCGTATATTTGGGGATCTTGAAAACGCTTTGTTAGCCTCGATGGAAACGGACGTCGCTAGTAGGTTCACTAAGTTCACACGGGCGCTTAATCAAGCACGTCAACTATCGCTTATCGACCAACTACCTTCAGCTATGGCTGGTGTTCCTACAGGTGTAGGCGGTATTGCTAAACAGTTCTTCAGACCAGCCGCTACGTTCTTGTACAATCTAAACAAAGGAGCGCCTGTAGCTTGGCGTTTAGCCGCTGCTGACGGAGCGGGAGCATTCAAAACACTTTCAGCGTTTTTCACCAAAGCGGGTCTAAAGGATAACTTTAAAGCCCTTAAACGGACGTTTAGTGAGAACGTAAGCGCTACCGACACGTTTTACGGTAAGTTCTCGGAAGACTTGTCTTCAGGTACGCTACCTCAAGGCGAACACGCTATCATTGCTCGCGCCCACGCTAACGCTAAGAGACAAGCTGAAGCGGTAGATAACGTTACTAAGAAATTTACAGGATGGATTAACACTAATAACTTCTGGCACATACTATCGCTAGGCGTTCGCTCCATCCAAGGACTAGACGAGGCTTTTAAGCGTCCTCTTATCAAAGGAAGGATATGGGCAGAGTCCAATAAGAAAGCTATACTAGAGTTCCCAAACAATCCGATGAAGGCGCGTAAGCGCGCTGAAGAACTATACCAATCAGCTTGGGTAGACAGTAACGGTTTGGAAGTTCTCAGTAAGACCCATGAGTTCTACGATGAAGTTAATCAAGTTAGAGAAGAGTTATTGTTCGCTTCTAATGCTGAGAAGTGGGAAGACGTTTATACACCCGACCTTGAAGATAAAATAATAGGTCCACTTAGTCGTCTCGGTCATTCGGATAGCGTAGTAGGTTTCTCCTTAAAAGCGATTATGCCTTACATCGGCGTTCCCTTACGTGCTGTTATAGGCCGTGGTTTACGTGTAGCAGCCGGACCACTTACTGTCGCTAGGGCGCATTTCTTCAACCCGTATGCGGGAAAGATTAAAGAGTTTAAAAGACAGATAGAGGCAATTGACGAAATCCTACGAACGTCCAAAGATTTAACGCCGGAAAGCAAGAAGGGCTGGAACGCGCAGATCGTTGAGTTCACTGAACGTATGCACACCGCTCAAGCACGTGCCTTAAAGTTCAAAGGCGAGGCTCTTACCGATTTCTTTATAGGCTCATCACTGATGACTGCTGGAGCTATGCATGCCGCCTCCGGCGACGCTACGGGGTCTTTGTTATGGATGACGGACGATCAACGAAAGAAGTCAGGTCTTAACCGCTTTAACTCACACAACTCCAACTACGCCGCAGCTATGCCCTGGTCGTTCCCTTACGCAATAGGCGCAGATGTAATGATGTGGTGGCAGTTGCGCAATGAACAAGAAAGAACAGGTGAACCGCTGCTTACTAAGGAACAAGATTTACCGCACGTGATTAGATCTTCTTTCGTTGGTCTTGCTCGCGAACAACCGTTGACCAGCGGTATCAAGACAGCGGAAGAGTTGGCGACAGGCGAAGGAGAAGTGTTCACTAACGCTTTATCTCGTTTCCTTGCTAGTTATTTGAGTAATCCCGCGCAAGTTCGAAAGGTTGTTCAAATGTTAGATAGCGGCGGAAAGGTCGTGGATCTACGCGGAGCTTCTTACTGGGATAGAATAGCTTATCACTCTTTGGGAAATGGCCCGCTGAATCACAAGACGGACATACTTGGTAACGACATCGAGAGTACCAAGACGTGGGGTACGCAAGCGATCATGCGACAACTTCCTGAAAAGGAAAAAATACGCACAGAACTCGACAGGATTTTAGCGACGGACTTACATCAAAACGTTCAACAAAAACCTTCAATGCTCTCATCAGGCGTAAAGATGACTGAGTACAGAAACTCGGACGGACTTACGTTGGACTACGTTTTCAACAAACGCTTGAGGGAAACGGTAATAGGAAGGAAGACGCTGGAACAAGCTATTGACGGTTTAATATATAGCTCATCGTGGAGGAAGGACTTCGACGCCGGGTGGAAGCGAAAAGAAGACAACGTCGATGCGTGGGAAAACGAAGGCTTGAAGAGACTCAATAAAAAGCTTCAAGAGTACTACACGGCAACCCGTAAACAAATGTATGAGCGTAAAGGTAAAACTAATTTCTTCTTCTTATCTGATTTCGTGAACAAAGACGGGGAGTACCTTGACGAAGTTTACGAAAGAAACAAAGCACAAAGCACCCTACCAGGTGAAACTCCTCGTTCCGTACTAGACGTTCTCAACGTCGATTAACTTCAACAACTTATCAACAATAACTAACAAGTAGAAACACATCATGGCTATTACTTACGTCGACTTTACCGCAACGGCAGCGCAGACGGACTTTCCTTTCTCGTTCCCGTATCTTGAAGGCTCCCACGTCGTTGTCGAAATAGACGGCGTTACAAAGACCCTTACAACCCACTACACCATCTCCACCAGCCCATCCAAAGTCGTTCTTACAAGTGGCGCTACGGAAGGTCAGAAGGTACGAGTCAAGCGTGATTCAAACGCCGATAGCGCTAATCCGTTGGTGGACTTTGTTAACGGTTCCGTATTGACCGAATCTTCCCTCGACAGATCGTATCTGCACAACCTCTACTTGAACGAGGAAATAGGCGAGCTTAACCAACTGTCGTTACAAAAGGAAGTAGCGGGTACGGAATGGGACGCTAAAACGCTTCGCATCAAAAACGTACCAACGGCAACGGACGTTACGGACGCCGTGAACAAAACCTACGTAGATACACAGATAAGCAACCAGATCACGGGTTCTTCCACAGCGTCTGCAAAATACGCTTTTACAGGATCTGGTAGTGCCTCTTTTACGTTCAGTCCGGCCATTACTTTAGGGGATGACTCGATGTACGAAGTAGCCATAGACGGCGTTCTTCAAGAACCTACGGTAGCCTACGCCATCAACGCCGACGCCAACACCATAACTTTTACAAGCACTCCTCCGACGAGTTCCAAGATAGTCGTAGTGCAACGCGGTTACTCAGTACCAGTGGCCACCGCACCTATTGACGCTTCCGTGTTTAACGTTCAAAGCAACAGCGACACCAACTTGATCACGTCCAGCGATACGTTGAACTCAGTAGGCATAGGCATGGCGGCTTCTACTTCCAAATTATCCGTAGACGGAGACGTATTGATTCAAGACTCCACGGACAACACGCCCGTACTGACGCTGTCAGGAAGCGGAGACGCTATTTTACAACTATCAGACACAGCGACTACAGGCTCCAACAACTCAGCGTACAATTTAACGTCTTCAGGAGGTTCTTTTCACATAGGATCTATAAAAGACGATGGAAGCTTGCGAGTTATCTTGTTTGAGCTTTACCCTAAAGGAGTTACTACGGCGGCTTCCGTAATGCGTTTGCAACCGATAACCTTCGACGAATTAATGGCGTCTGAAACCGGTTTCACAGCTACCGGAGGAATGATCGCGTTAGTCACCGATGGAGCAGCCGGACAGCCTTGTGTAGCCGTTCACGACGGTTCCGCTTTTAAACGAGTAGACCTAGGCGCTACGATTTCAAAGACTTAATAACCATTTAACCACCACCATATATGGCAATAACACAGACTCATTCACGAATGGTATCCGACGTAGACGCGGGTTCCACCTACATTACGGGAACGTTAGGAACAGGTGCAAACAACGTAGTTCAACTTACAGCGGCGTCTAAACTTCCGGCAGTGGACGGGTCGTTGTTAACAAACGTAAACGCCGGTAAGGTACTGCAAACGCAACAAACCGTAGTAACAGCCGCTACATTCACGACAACAAGCACGTCGTGGACTGATTTAACGGGCATGTCCGTCGCGATAACACCGGCTACCACGGGTAGTAAGATATTACTCACGGTAAACTTTAGTTTCGATACTTCAGCCACGACTAACTTTGCGGCGTTTAAAGCGTTGCGTGGAGCGGTAGACTTATCCATTGGTGACGCGGCCGGCAGTAGAGTTCGATGCGCCTTATGGGGCGCTAGTTACAGCAACCAAGCTACCGTTAACAGAAGTATGACATGGTTGGACAGTCCCTCGACGACGTCGGCTACCACCTACAAACTACAAATTCAAATGGACGGTGGTACTTTTGTGTTTAACAGAGCTTACACAGACACGGACAACGCTAGTTTTCCTCGTACCATATCAACTATAACAGCAACCGAAATAGGCGCTTAACACTATGCCTGAAGAACTATCTCACTTCCTCGACACCGCTCTGGCGGTCGTACTCGGCGTCTTCGGTTGGATAGGCAAGAAGTTTGCCGACCGCCTGGACAAAGACGAAGACCGTCTAACGAAGATCGAGGTCGAACTGTCGGCTCAACACGAACGAGACATCTCCGTTGAAAAGCGGATGCATGGTCTGGAGAAGAAGTTGGAAGCCATCAACAACAAGCTGGATCGTCTTCTTGAGATGATGATGCAACGAAACGTTCAATAGATGAAAAGAAAAGGTTTATCTCTACGCAAGGAACACAAGTCGAAGAAAGGCGGTCTTACCGAAAAGGGTCGCAAGTACTACAACAACAAGACGGGTTCCAATCTTAAACGTCCTCAACCCGGTGGCGGTCCTCGTAAGAAATCCTTCTGTGCGCGCATGGGCGGAGTAAAGGGACCGATGAAGGATAGTAAAGGACGACCAACTAGAAAGGCTCTGGCGTTACGCCGGTGGAAGTGCTGACCATGAAGAAACGAGAATCACTGGAAGAAATGCAGGTCTTGAACATCAAGGCTTATACTACAGCTATCAAGCAGATGTTGGACGGAACCATAGAGTGGAACGCCGCCATCTTGAACGGAGCAAGGCAGTCGTGTAAGGACAACGGGATCATATCTACTACCGAACAGGGAACGCCTGTGGGCGACCTGGTTGAACTCCTACCGTTTGCCGAAGACGACGAGACCAAGCAAGCCGCCCAACAATCGTGAGCGACCACAAGCTGAAGGACTTCCGTAACTTCCTCTACGTCGTCTGGAAGCACCTAGGACTACCTGACCCCACCGACCTTCAATACGACATAGCGGACTACATGCAACACGGTCCGAAGCGTGGCGTCATCATGGCGTTCCGTGGAGTCGGCAAGTCGTGGATATGTTCGGCGTACGTCGTTCACCAGCTACTGCTAGATCCTTCCAAGAACATATTGGTCGTATCAGCCAGTAAGAACCGTTCCGACGACTTCTCGACGTTCACCCTACGCATCATCAACGAGATACCCGTATTGGCGGGACTAAAGCCACGGGACGGTCAACGCTTCAGTAAGGTATCCTTCGACGTAGGCTCCGCTCCGCCCGCTCACGCTCCTTCCGTCAAGTCACTGGGCATAACGTCCCAACTGACGGGATCTCGCGCCGACATCATCGTAGCGGACGACATCGAAGTACCGAACAACTCCGCTACACAGGGACTCCGCGACAAGCTCGACGAACAAGTAAAGGAGTTTGAAGCGATACTCAAACCTCTCGATAGCTCACGAATACTCTTTCTGGGAACGCCTCAGTGCGAGGACTCCATCTACAATAAACTGCGAGAGAGAGGTTACACGGCTCGTATATGGCCTTCAGAGTTCGTAGAAGGGTCTAAGGCTGAAAAGATATACGACGGCGCTGTAGCCCCCTATATCGTCTCTAAAACGACTGCTGAGTCCGTGGGGACGTCTACAGAGCCTCTTCGGTTCTCCGACGTTGACCTGGAAGAACGTAAACTGTCTTACGGACGAAGCGGATACGCCCTTCAGTTCATGCTGAATCCTCGCTTATCCGACGCTGATCGATACCCGCTGAAGATAAACGACTTGATTGTGAACGACGTGGACGACGACGTCGGACCCGAAAAGATAACGTACGCCAGTAGTCCCGACTACGTTGTGGACAACACCATCCCGAACGTCGGGTTCAATGGCGACCGCTTCTTTCGACCCATGTCCGTCGGAGCACAAATACCGTACACCGGTTCCGTGATGAGCATCGACCCTAGTGGACGCGGAAGAGACGAAACGTCTTATGCGGTCGTTAAAATGCTTAACGGTCAACTGTTCGTTCCCGCTTGTAACGGCTTAAAGGGCGGTTACTCTGAGAACACTCTTAAAGAACTAGCCATGATCGCCGCTCGTTATAACGTCAATAAGATCATCGTTGAGTCCAACATGGGAGACGGTATGTTTACGGAACTGTTTAAACCCTTGCTGAGGAACGTTCATCCGGTTGGCGTTGAAGAAGTACGCCATAGCCAACAAAAGGAACGACGTATAATAGATACGCTGGAACCGGTTATGAACCGCCATAAGCTTATCTTCGACCCCTCCGTCATCAAGGATGACTACAGGTCCGCTTTGGCGTACCCCATAGAACAACAAACCCGTTATATGCTCTTTTACCAGCTTAGTCGGATAACAAAGGATAAAGGGTCGCTTTTACAGGATGACCGCTTGGATGCCTTAGCTATGGCCGTTGCCTATTGGGTAGAACAAATGGCTCAAGACGCAGACGTTAAAATAGATGAACGGAAGACGGACGCTTTAAAAGCGGAACTAGAGTCGTTTATAACGGCTACCGTGGGGGGATCTAAAAATAAACAAACGCTATGGATGTAGTTTCCCCGCTTAAAGCGTCGTTCGCTGCCGTTGTGACACGCCGAAGGAGCGAAGCGACTGAGGGGTTAAAACAATAACGCCCATAGCGAATGAGGTTTTAAACCAAACAATGGATAACGATACGGCTTGTTTAAACTTTATATCGACTATTGTGCGAACTAGTAAGCTACGCTAAAGCTAACATACAAGCGTCGTTATAACGGGACTCCTAAAGAAGTATTATAACCGAGATTTTCAAACGTCAACCCCTAAATGTTTAATCAGTAGATAGACGAACGCTTATCAAGCGCGGAAATTCCGTTGCCTATTAAGCGATGCAGTTACAACATAGTTAACACACATGGACTACCACCAACAGACGGACGCTTTAACGTACGACCTAATGAACGTAGTCAATCGTTACCGAGAGGAGTTCGACCTTAATCATCAAACCATAGTCGGAGTCTTTGAGTTCGTTAAGCTCGACCTGATGACCGACGGTGTGTGCTTCGTTGAAGATCCCGAAGAAGACGACGACAACGACGACGCTGAGTACTGGGGCTTTAAGGCCGACTAGTACGACGCTTCAAAAGGTTTAGTTGAAAATTCGTTAAGGGGTTACGCTATATACGGAAGCGTCGAATTACCCCGGCATGGGTCGCGTTTTTTCGAGCCTAGGTCACCGGTTCAAGTCACAGAATAGACGTAAGCCTTATGTTTACTGAACGCACGAAGGATATTACATCTGATCGCGTAGCTTTCCAGGCTGATAGAAGGGCATAGGATCGCGTTTCGATTCGTTTCCAATGCCTATGGCCGTATGATTCCTGTTAGCCTTTGCGTACGGTCGTTTTTTGCTCACGCCTAGATCGACGTCTCAATAGCGTTGCCAATCGCTCGCCATATCGACGCCACAAGCGCCTTGCAATCGCATTGCCTACCGTTGACCACCGGACGCAAAAAAGCCGCCTCAGAACGAACCAAGGCGGCTTTAAAGGTAAGGATGTAAACGTGCTACCGTTTCGCAACTAAGTAGATTAATACAATCCAACCGGACAATGCGAGTAACGGCGCAAGTAACAGCGCTTTGACTTTGCTTGGTTTGTTAAGGGCGAACCCGTCGCAAGGTTTTTCGTTTTGTTCGTTATCAGCGCGTGCCTGTTCAAGCCATTTTAGAGAGTTATCAATCTGAGCTTGCGTGAGGTCACTGACGAACACCTTGTTTTTATCGTTATTCATAGTTATTGGTTATTAATTGAGGACGAATCCTAAGTTATCATTCTTAGCGGAACCCTTTGCAAGCAATCCAACAACAGAGCCTTTACGGTCAAGGAACCTAAGGTCATTCTTGTCACCGTTTATGACGTCTTGACCTTGCCATTGTTCCGGTAATTCCGAGCGAAAGACGGCGGCAACGTTCGCGCCGGCTTTAGCTAAACGCTTTGCCTCTTTACCGTTTCGTTCGTCCCGTGAGAACGTCAGATGATAGTTTTCTTCGAGACGTCCGGACAAGTATTTATCGATACGGTGCGCTCCTTTCGTGTAGTCATAGAATGGCGTCGTCGGATACGTTGAATGTATGTCATATTTCTCCCAAGCAACGTCACTTGTCCCGTTTAGTCGAACGGCTAGTTTATAACCTTTGCTTTCAGTCCATTTGATAGCTTTGCCTATCTCGCTTTTGATAGTATCAATAAAGAGGGTTTCGTCGTCCTCAAAAAGCTTGGTTTTTCTTAGTCGACCCTTCGCCACGCTGGACATCTTTCCGCGTCCTTGATTGAACAAGCAAAGACCGTCGCCGCAAGCACCGGCCCACGGACATAGGTTTTTTGTACCGAGCATACCGGCGGGAACCAAGTATAAGATAGCAGTTAGCCACCCGTCCTTTTGACCCTTGCGCGTCTTTGGATCGCCACCTATTGCTAAGAGGTTGAATCGTTTTGATATTGTTTTACTGGTTTTCATAGTTATTTGCTGATTATTCCGTTTTGTACGTTTTCAAATGTTGCAATCAATTTCATATTGTACTCACG